GAACATTAGATGATGCCTCGTATCTACCTTTACCGTACAAAGCAGCCAAATCGTGTGGTGTGCCATATGACTTACCAGTTTCTATAGGATCGTTACCTTCACTTTCTAACTGAGTTAATCTGAAGGTGCGTTTCATATCTTCACGTAATAGATCTCTGTAATTATCATATTCATCCTCACTAAAGTGGAATATGTTATCATAAACCCAATCTGTAGGCAATAATTTAGTATCTATAATGTTACGAGCTAATTCTACTTTTTCTTTTAATAAGTTAATTCTTTCTTGATCATAGATAATAGAAGGTGTAGTTAAATCTAATTCAAAATTAGTTAAACCCTCATTATTATACCCTTGAGAGTACAAGTGAATTAATGCAATTTTGTACAATTCAGACAATATAATCTTTTGAATACGTTCAACGGTACGAGCAAAACGAATATCTTCAGCTGCTAATGTTGCTTTACCACTTAAATCCTTATCATAACCAAAGAACGCTTTAGGTACTTTAAGAGCAGCAATCATTTTATCTCTTAAGTACATAACGTCTTGAATACCATCGTATTCTAATCCTTTAGTAGTATCAATACGAGTTGTTGCATCTGCTCCACGAACAGGAATATAAAAATCCTCCATCATGTTTTGCATGTTGAATTTCAAGTTATATTGGCCTGTTTGAGGATCAATGTATGGAGTACGTTTCATTTTAGAAACTGTTTTTTCCATAAATGCATCTATTTCATTTGGTGGAATATTACCTACGTTCATGTAGAATACGCGCTTTTCAGGCGCTCTAACAATACGATGTACTAACATTGCATCCTCCATAAGTACCATTTGTTTATACGATTTACGCGCAGGTTCAATATATGAACGGCCGTAAGGCAAATAGTTAACGTCTGTGATTAGACGGAAGTGAGCTACCTCATAATTGTCAAAATAAATAGCATTATCACCCTGTTTGTTCATATATGAATAACCTGAGGCGTATGATCCTCCTCCTGATAATCCGTCTGGGTCAAATTTAAATCTTACAGAAGATGGTTTTTGAAGGTCATATCCTTCCTCTCTAATAATATTATATGCGGTATAAGGAATAACATTGTACACACCATACTTTTCGGCAATTTCTAATTTTAAGAAAAAATCACCATATTTACACATTTGGCGAATCCATGCCCACAAGTTAAATTCGATGTTTAATACATCATAAAACAAGTTATAAAGGATTTTTTGTATATCATCATCGCTAGAGCGAATTTGAAGTACTTCTCCCATATCATTTTTTAAAGTACATTCATCGGCAATAATATCTAAAGTAGAGGCAATGATAGAATCTGTATCCATAGCCTCATAATCAGAGTATAATTGGGTTCTTAATGTTTGATAGTTAAGTGCTGGGTTGTAAATAGGTGCAGCACCTGTTAAGTGTAAGCGAGAAAAACGGTCAATTAATGAGTTAGTTTCAACTTGTCCTGCTTGTTGGATTTTGTTAACATCTATGATTTTGAGTTCATCTCCCCCAATGTTTCTTACGATAACATCGGTTGAAAATAATCGTTTAAGTCGCGTAAATAAACTGGTATCTGCCATGTGTGTTTGTTATAAATATTTAGAGAAGCCAAGTGATATCTTCGTTATTCCCTCCTACATTCATATTCCATGGGTTATCGCCATAGACTGTTTTAGGTGAATAAACTCCAGATGAATTCATTTGGGTTGATTTGAATGAGTTAAGAGATGCTCTTGTTAAGTCTTGTGATTGTTGTTGGAATCGTAATGACGTATCTCTTAAATACATTCCGATACCAAAGGCCATTACTAAGTCATCATTATATCCCCCTTGAGCCTCAGCACGTCCGTTTTTCCAAACAAACACTTTCATTTCCTCTAATAATCTTTTTGATTGGATTATTACAGAACGATCGCCTATATACTCTCTAAATTTATTTACTACTAAAGGACGGGATTTTAAAGACATAGTGAAACCAGGAGTTAAATTAGGATTATTTTCATATCTTTGAAAATACGACTCAACTGTTAGAGTATCACCTCCTTTTGGAGAGTAATACAAATTTCTATATCCTCTTTCTAAAATAGCCTCTATTGATGACCACCCAATAGATGAGTTTTCAACTATCAATAAAGCTTGGTTATATTCAGTGGCTATACCTACTAAAAAGTATCCAAACTCTTTGGTAGACATTTGCCCTTTATATTCAGCAACTTGTACGTTTGTTGCTACATCAATGACGTGGAAAGTTGAAAAATCCTTACCATCACCTCTAGCTACGTCTGCTACTACCATATACTCGCGTGTATAGTCTGCAGGTTCCCATACCCATAAGTTTTGGTCGGCTCCTCTTCTTTCAAGTGGTTCTCGTATGGTTGTTTCTCTTATGAAATCTAACCATTCAGGATAAAATACTACATCACCTGAGGTGCTAAAATCGCAATCACATTCCTGTGCTGCTAGTCTTGGATCACCAAGTAATTCATCTTGTCGTTTTCTCCAGGTTTCATCTCGTTCAGGGTGAACAAACCAGGGTAATCTAATTGGAAGAAAATCATTTTCCTTCGCTTCTGCCCTTACCCAAGTTTGATGGAACCAGTTTCCAGTTCCATACGGTGTTGAAAGTACAATTGCTCCACCACCTGTGGCTAGTGTTTGTTGTGCTGATGCCCATATTTCTCCAATATTATCAATGAAAGCGGCCTCATCTATAAGCAACATAGAAACGGCTTCTGATCGACCTGCATCGCTAGAGGCTGATGTTGCTTTAATTTGAGAACCATTATTTAATCTTAATGTTAATTTACTGTCTTCTAGTGGTTTATCTTTTTCCCTTAACCATGAAGGTAAACTGTCATACATAAAACGTACTTTTGTAACCATGTTTTTAGCAGTATCCTGCTTGGTTGCAATACAAAGGACGTTTTTATCCTTATGGAATAACATCAGCCACAGAGAATACCCTGCGGCTAATGTTGAGATACCCAACTGTCTTGATTTCAAGATAATGGAGTATGGGTTATCTTTCCAAAGAGTTAGTACTTTAGCTTGGAAGGGGTATAAATTAAATAATACTCTACCACGTTGAGGATGCTGTATATTACAGTATTTCCTCATAAAGTGAGCAGGATCTTGTACACATTTAATGTACTCCTGCTTAATAATTTCTCTGTAATCTACGTTTTCACTCATAATGCAATTAATAAACCACTAATAATAGATACTACAGCAACACCGTATGCTACTTTTATACCCGCTTTAGCAGTTTTTAATGCTTTATCATATAACTCAATTTGTTTACTTTTATTATCAATAATCTGAGTGTAATTTGATTCGTTTTTCTTATACAAATCAATTTGATTATTTTTGTTTTTAATTAAAGTATCCTGTTGAGAAACAACAACGCTTAAAATAGCAACTGAATCGCGAGTAACTCCGATTTGATTTTTTAGGTAGTCTCTTTCTGTTTTAATCAATAGTGCTTTTTTCAATGTAGCACAAGGTACACAACATTGAGTATCAGTCGAAAGCGTTTGTGAATTCGCGAACGAGGACAGGATTAGACATAGTGTCAATACGATTATGTTCTTCATTGTATAATTTCTTATAAATATTTGCTTTACTGTTTAACTCACCTAATTTAAATTTGGTGTTTTGGATTTCATTCTCTAATACCTCATTTAGTGAATCAATGCGATTGATAAGTTTTTGGTTATCATCAATTTGAGATAACAAAGAATCATTAGCTCGATTTAATGAGTCTATTTGAGATTGAAAATCGATCTTATTTTGTTTAAGACCTAAGTTGATAGCTAGTAGTGTAATTGATATTACAACAACTAAAGTAATAATGTTTCTTTTCATATAACTAGTTTTAATATTTTAAATAAAATCTACAGGATCTTCAGATGTACCTAATTTAGGTTTACGAGTTGTTCTTCTAGCTTTAGATATTTCAGCTGATTTTTGTTGTGGTGTTAATTTATTAGGATCACCAGGAACATCAATTGTGCTTTCTTGCATGGCTTTTTTGATGATTTCTCTTAATTCTTTGAGTGTCATTGTTTTATTATTTAGGGATTGTTCGTTTGTTGGGTTGGATTTTTTTAATGCTCTTAAAATATATCTAACTGTTGGTATAGTTATATTAAATTTATCTGCTATTTGTTGTCCAGTAGCTTTAGGATTATCTTTTCTATATTGAGCAACTTCTTGGTTTCGAGCTTGGGTTTGGGAAACGGGAGTAGTTAATTCTGCTTGTTTTAAAATACTATCAACAATTGTTGCACTTGTCTTAAATTTATCTATTATATTTTGACGAGTAATTGTTCGATTTTTTATAGCTTCTTTATTTTTATTAACAAAATCAAGAATTTCTTGACGTCTACTTTGACGTTGAGTTTGAATTTTGTCTTTTGAATCAGCAAAACCCTCAATATTCCACATAACACGCACAGCTTCTAAAGATAGTTTATTTTCAGGTGTACTAAATAGGTTAGCTATATATTCAAAAGCTTTTTTTTGTGGTTTTGTATTTTTTATATCTTCTAAATTATCGGTAAAATATTGAATAATTTTTTCTTTTTGGGCTTTATATTGGGCAGGAGTTTGAGTCTTTAAATTAGTTAATTCTGCTGCTTTTAAAGCATTAAAAACAACATATTGAGAAACATTAAATGTTTTTCCTATATCTGTATAAGAAATTTTATTGTTTATTATATCTTCTTTATTATTGTTATAATATTGGACAATTTTTTCTTTCAGAGCATCAGCCTGGGACTGTATTTTAGATTTTGGAGTAGAAAAGCCTAAGTTGTATGCAAGGTTATTAATTGTTTCTTTGGATGTGTTAAATTTATTAGCTATGTCTTGATAAGTGATTTTATTGTTTTTTATATCTTCTTGGTTTTGTTCAATAAAATCAATAATTTTTTCTTTTCGAGTTTTATATTGGTCAGGAGTTAAAGGGCGTAAAGCCGTAAAACCGGCTTGTTTTAAAATCCTAAAAACTTCTTTTGGTTCGGCTACAGGGTTAAAGTTTTTTCCTATATCTTGATAAGTAATTTTATTATCTTTTATATATTGCTTATTATGTTTATAATATTGAATAATTTTTTGGTTTCGTTTAATAATATCTATAGGATCCCCAATGTATGAAAATATATCATCTTTTATTTCCGGTTTAAGAGTAAACCCTAATAAATCACCTAGATGTTCATAAAATTTAACATAATTATAGTATATACTATTTTGACGAGTATCTATTATATAAACTGTATAGCCTTGTTTTTCAAAACATTTTTTTGCTTTTTTTAATTTTTGAGTATAAGTAGGACCAGATTTATAAAAACCTTTATCGTCCATTCCAGCTACTTCAATTATTATTTTTTTGCTTTCCCAAACAAAATCAGGAATTTTATTACATGTTTTTTTAAATCGGTAAGCTTCACTTTCAATTTGATCTACTATTCCTTCTTTATCAAAGATGTTATAAGCTAAAACCTCATGTTGAGATCTAAATCTATGTTTTTTATCAAGACTTCTATATCTTTTATATCCTGGGTTTGTGCGTTGGTCTGTTTTTTTAGTAAGAGAGTCAGGTTCGATTTCCTCGAAAAATACCTTTTTAATAGCCTCTCTTATCTCACTACGAGTCATTATCTCAATTTCTTGATAATATCAGCTGCTCTTTTTTTCTTTTCATCAATACCTTTTTTAGCATCACGGAATTCATTCATAGATGATTCTAAGTCCTTAATGCTTTTTTCCATTTCTTTGATAGCCTCAGATGCTCTTTTATTAGCGGCAGGACTTTTTGCATAAACACCTAATACACTTTTAGGATCAATATCATCAAATACAGTCATTTCTTTCACAATGTCTGCTTTGGTTGAACCT